GATGCACTTGATGCTGTTGTAGAGTACTATGATTAAATATACAGATCTTAAAGGCTTAATTAAAGTTGGTAGTAACCATGAAGATCAAGGTCACTGGATTAGTAATAATCCTATTATACCTGTGGGTCTTCATGGTTTTGTATATGTCATACATAATGCTATTGATGATAAGTATTATGTAGGCAAGAAAAACTTTTTACACGGCGGTAAAAAGAATTATAAAAGAAAGGGAGTCAAAGTTCCGAATTATAGGTACGGTACTGAGACTAATTGGAAGACATATACAGGGTCTTCAGCCGAACTAAACCTAGATATAGCTAAACATGGTAATGAGAACTTTAATTTCTTAGTGCTAAGACTATATCAAACCAGAGGCGGCTTGTCTTATGGTGAAGCTAACTTTCAACATAAGCTTGACGTATTAACAATGAGATGTAATGAAGGTAAATTAAAATTCTACAATGGTAACATTGCAGGAATTAAATACATCCCCAAAGAGACAGGAAAAGAAACATGACTTACTGGAAACTAGATAACTATGATGTTAAAATGATAAGAAAAATAACAAGGGAAACTACTATCCCTCAGAAAATAATAGCACATAGGTTTAATATAACTCAAGCAATGGTATCTTACATAAAGAATAACCGTCGCAGAGTTAATGTTTCATAAGAAGAAATTGTTAATAGCATACAGTATAGTATTCACTATGCACATAGGCTTTTATAATTCTTACAATGAAGTACATCCTCATGTAAGATTTCAAAAGAACCAAGTTATATCAGGTGCTTTCCTTAATAGTGAGGGTAACATAAGTCCATATATAGGTCTTAGATATGATACTAAAAAAACTTTTATTGAAGGTGGATTAGTACATGGTTACTCTTACAAGGAAACACTTCCTTATGCTAGACTAGGTTATAAGCTAGGGGATAATATAAATTTATTATTAACTCCTGGAGTTGAAAAAAGAAATAACAACATCAATCCTGGTGTTGTTATTGGATTAGAACTATTATTTTAAAGGAAACACTATGACAATATATGCGTGGGACATCGAAGCGAATGGCTTCCAAGATGTAGCGGACACAATATGGGTTTCAGTAATGCGTAACTTAGATACAAAAGAGTTACATATCTTCAGTGACCATGATGATAAGTACCCTAACCTATCTGAATCATTTAAGTTATTAGATGATGCTACAGGTATTATAGCACACAACGGTATGAGATATGACCGTGTAGTGTTAGATAAGGTAGCTGGATACGCTATAGATCGTAACAAGATAATTGATACGGTAATATACTCAAGGCTAAATGACTTCCATCGTAAGAAAACATTTAGAAAACATAGTCTTAAGGCTCTTGCTATACAAGCAGGAGAAGAACAGAAGATGGATTATGATGGTGGCTTTGATAACTACTCTGATCATATGGTAGAATACTGTGTAGCAGATGTTGATGCTAACATAGCTGTGTATCATATGCTTATGAAAGAGTATGAACAAGTTAAGAAGACTAACCCTAACTATGATGATGCAATTAATATCGAGCATCAGATGGCTTACTGGTCTAGTGAGCAGATAAGAAATGGTTGGGAAATAAACGAAGAACTACTGGACAGTACTATAACTAAAATAAAAGGCGAAGTGAATGATATCGAAAGAAGAGTCGAACCAAAGCTTGGAACACTTACGATTACAATCGACAAAGAACCGAAGACAGCTAAATACAAGAAGAACGGAGAATACACCGCTGTTTCTGCAAGGCTACTCAGCGACTATCTTGGGCGCTATGTTGATGTGTCTGATGCTTTATCTGATAATCCCCCAATAAAACCTGGGGAAGAGTTTCAGAGACAAGAAACAGTTGAGGCAAGGCTAGGTAACCAAGAACATCTTAAAGAATTTCTTTACACGATAGGCTGGGAACCGACTCAATGGAACTGGAAGAAAATAAACGGACAGTTTCATAAGGTAAGCCCTAAGTTAACTACAGATAGCTTAATAAAACTAGGTGATATAGGTAAAGATATAGATAAATACTTTACACTAAGAGCCAGACATAGCATACTAACTGGATGGAAGGAACACATACATGATGGAAGATTATATGGTGATGTTATTGATATTGGTGCCGCTACTGGTCGTCAAACACACAAGATAATAGCTAACATACCCTCACCTAAAGCTACTTATGGTAGCGAGATACGCTCAATGTTTATCTCTGCTAAAGATAA